AACCCTGTGTTGCTTCCCTTGATAGTGTCGAGTGCCGCTAAATCCATTACTTTTTTCATGATGTTTGCCTCCTCCGGTTTAATTGTGGGCGGAGGCCGAAACCCCCGCCCGGTTAAGGGTTAAGAGAGAGTGGAATCCTGAATACTTAATGTCGTTGCAAGAGAATCAACCGTGCAAGTTACCCCGTCGTCGCCATCCGCATTGAACAGTGCGACAAACGGCATGGTCTGAACAAGACCCTTTTCGCCGTCGTCTTTGGATGCGCCGCCGACCTTCACACACGGAAGCGTGAATGCAATAAATTCAGCGTCGGGGTCGTTGCTGTCCGTGAAAACGCAGTTGATGGAAACTTCTGTTTCGTTCAGGAAGTAATCACGGAAAGTAGCGTCCTCAAAGAACACGGTCATATTGCCTTTAACCGCAACGCGCCCGTCGAAGATGTCCGGTTTAACGTTTGAACCAACAACGGGTTCCGAGCTTAAATTAGACGCCACATCGAAATCAAGGCCGGTCAGAAGTGCAACCTTCGTTCCCTGAACATATAGAGCGCCATTGACCGCAGCCAGGACTCCGCCGGTTGCCGCTGCCAGAACCGCCGTAAAATAGGGCGAATCACCAGAAGCCTTGTTGCTGTAATTCAACCCCATGAGCCCGAAATCAATGGTTGAAATCCCCGTCGCAGGAAGTTTCACGGCCATGCTATTAACTTTCAAATCATAAAACACTTCTGACAAGTCAACATCGGAGTAATTGTGCTCGACAACGAACCAATCTTCAGTGTGACCTGATGCAGGAATCCATGTTTTCTTACCGACAACCGTAGTCGTGATCGGATCGCCTTTCGCATCATTAGCCACCGCCACGCCGTCAAGCATAATTCCGGTCATTACCGTTGCCGATAAAGCCGTAATCAGAAAATTATGGTTGTTGTTCGCACCAGCCGACCCACCGGCAAACCCGGTGAACCGCACCACGTCCCCGACTTTGAACCCGTCGGCAAGCCATGAACCCAGCGCGTCATCGCGCGTAAAGGTTCCCGCAGCGCCGGAGGTAGTGGCCGCCGCTACATTGCTGTTTGCTGCATCGGATACACCTGCCGCAAAATCCTTGCGAAGAATGGCCGCCATAAGCCGCCAATATGTCCCCGGCGACAATTCACCGGAAATGCTTCCTTCGACCGACTGGACGCCATGCCGGAAGTCAGCAATCTGCCTATCAGCCCGCATTTCATTTGACTGATAGGTTTCTTTGGTTACGTTCAAAGAGCTTGTTACCCGCCGCAAATACTGAGCCGTTGCCAAATTCGCCGCCGGACAGGTTCCTTTCGTTGCTTGCGGCCCTAAGACGACCTTCTTTTCGATTCCACTTGCCATTGCGCACATAGTTTATTTCTCCTTTGTTTAATGTTTAATATATCCCGGCGTACCACCGGATTTTCACGGGCAAAGCCCACCTGTCGCCGTCAACCCGCCCTTGGCCGATTTCCGGTGTTCGCTCTATAATCACGCTCACGGTGCCGCTGGTCAGCGTCGTGCCGCGCTTAAATGCCGCCCTGATTAACTCCGCTCTGTCCGCCGCCGTCTTCGGCCCTGCCTGCAAGGGGTACATGAGCGTCACCTGAAAAATCCCCTGTTCTCTGTAATACCCGTCGCCCATTGTCGGATTCGCGGGAGTCGCGGGCATGAGATATGCGGCTTGATACGCCGTCCCTGTTACGGGCGTAAAAGGCACATTCTCCCATGCTGTGGATAAGGAGGGCGTCATCCCATTCAGTTTGCTTTCCAGCGCTATTCTTACGGATGCAAGGCTCATTTATTCACCTCCGCCGCTGCTTTCTCTGCAAACTCTGTGAAGCGAACCGCCGTTAGGCCTACCATGCCAAAGGGCGCTTGTGTGCTGTGGCCTTCTTCCAGTGGGATTGCGTAAGGCAGGTTGTTGCCAAAATAATAAACATGACCGGCAGCTTTTGCGGGAATTGCTGCCTCTGCTTTTGCCTTCGTCGCGGCTCCGCTTGGATCAACGCCTTCAACTTCGCCCGTAGGAAGTGATCCGATCCCTAACTGCCAGCAAGCGCGGAAATGTCCGCCGACGTAGCCTTCCGGTTTATTATCCGGGTTTTGCCAAAGGTCAGGATTGCCAACGGGCGACATTTCAACGATGGAGTCAACAACGCGCAAAACTGTTTTCCGCACAGCCTGATCGGAGTTGGAGGCGCATTTGATTGTCCATTTCTTTACGTCTTCAGCAAAACCCATGTTAAAACCTCAAATTGCATTCATAGATGACCGTAATCCCGGCAGGGGCCACGGTTTTTAAAGGTTCGACAAGCGTATAAACCACGCCGCCGATGCTTACCGTGTCACCCAGAACGGGAGCCGTTAAAGCCGCCCCATCCGTCTTGAAAGCCGATAGTAAAAGCTGCTTGTCGCCTGCCTTAATCAGCGTCCCGTCAATCTGTTTCGTTCCATAATCGAATATTGCGCCATAAGCCGTCTGCGTTGATGTACCCGCCCCGGTAAAGCCGCCCGTCGCCGGGTTGTAAGTTCCGGCGGTCACTTTCGTGAGCGTCAGGCTTTGGCCTTTGCCCTTTAATAGCTTCTGAGCGGTATTCTGTAAGCGCGTGTAAAAGGTCACGATCTAATCACCCCCATCGAACAGCCGCCCCCGCCTGCCTTCAAATACGGCGACAAAAGAGCGTCTATGGCCCTGTAGCGCGTGAACTGCGGGGAGGCTTTGTCATAGGTCACTTGGATGCTGCCCACCTGTTCAGACAGCACCCCTTGCGTTAAGTCCGGATTGAGGTCAGCCGCCGAAGCCCGGAGCGCCAATTCAGCGCAGGCGTTCTTTACTTCAGTCGGCACGATGTCGGAATCAACAGCATAGCCTTCAACTTCAACATCATACCGAGCCCAATCAAGAGCCTGTTCTTCATTCACCTTGTAGCCTTGCCAGCGGGAGCGGTAAGCCTGTCGCATGTAGTCTGTGGCACGCCGCAGTGCCGCTTCTCGCAAAGCATCGGTTGTCAGAGCAGCCCAAGCTGTATTGCCACGTACGGTGTGATAATTGGAGGCGTCGGCAACTGATATGTAGCTTTCACTATCCGATTTCCCGCTCCCATCCTCACAAATCAGACTCATTTCTTAGCTCCTTAATAAACTAATCCGCGATCGATCCGCCGCCAGTTGGCATCGGCAACGGTGTTGGCCCCGACGCTGTGATAAATGTAAGATTCATCCGCGCAGATCTCGTTTGCTACGCCTACTGTGCCATTGATCGCACCGGCAGACGCCCGGAGAAAGATCAGGTTTACCGGGAGGTCGTTTCCGGTTTCCCCGACTTCCGCCGCCTCGATGTCAATATCGGAGCCGTCCAGAACCGCTGTCCAGTCAGTCATGCCGTCGATACAGAGGATTAGCCCGGCAACGTCCGCAAATTCATCCGCAGGCACGCTTGTTTCCGCAGCCTTGGTGAATGTTGCCCCGTCAAAGGTCACCCTATCGCCCAGGGCAAGCCGGGCGAGTTCCGCCGCTACAAGAGTGCAGGCCGACTTTGCGACTCCCGATCCGCCGCTTGTGGTCGCACCAAGGTGGGTAATCGTTGCCAGTGTTCCGTTTTCAGCGGCCCCGAGAGCATCCGATGTCGCAGTCACAACGCCCGCGTTTTCTGCCCCTGTCCAGCCTTCGAGGGCATTCAAGAGGGCCGCGAGTTCCGCCGCGCTGTTGAATTCGCCCGCCCCAGCTTCCACTGCCTTGGTGCAGGTCACTTCCTCGAAAACGATGGTGTCCCCGACTTCGAGAATGGCAAGGTCCGCAACGGGCAGGGTCAGCGTGGTTCCGGTGGCGTTAATCGGCGTTTTCTCAGGAAGGCCGACAGAGACAAAGGCCGGATTGGTGAGGTTAGCTTTTAAGGCTAGAGCATCATAAGTAGCTTTGTTCGTGGGTGCGTGTGTCGTGTCGCTGCCGGATAGTGTGCCTGTTAAGAGAGCCGCCACAACAGCCGCAACCTCAATATCAGTGGCGAGTGTCGCGGGATCAGGGAAGGCCGTCGCAATGGTCAAAGTCCCCGCCGTGCAGATAATCTCAAAGCG